GACGCCCATTGTTCAAATGGGGTGGAATATGAAGATGAAAGAAAATCCTGATTTATGGGCTGACATGTTAAATGGCCTGAAAAACTCGTGGCCGCAAATATCCGGCTCTGCTTTAGCTATCGTAATTTGTTACGGACGCCTGATTTACGACGGCGTGGAACGGAAGAACCGCTGGGTAGAGGCGCTGCTCTGTGGTGCTTTGTCATGGAGTGTATCCAGCGGGCTAGAGATGTTTGGCATTCCTATCAGTTTTGCACCGGCTATCGGTGGCACTGTTGGATTTATTGGCGTTGAGAAAATACGCGAGTTTGCTGTTCGTGCCATCAATAAACGGCTGGGGGGTAAACAGTGAGCAGAGGCATTCGCAATAACAACCCGGGCAATATCGACCACAATCCCGCTAATAAGTGGCAAGGTCAAATTGGAATCGAAACAGGGGTAAAAAATCCTCGGTTCTGTCTGTTTGAATCACCGGAATATGGTATCCGGGCACTCATGAAGTTGCTGACCAATTACCACAAGAACGGTTATCAGAGTGTGGCCAAGATGATTAATTGCTATGCTCCAAATAACGAAAACAACACCTCAGCCTATATCAAGGGTGTTGCTAAGGCACTGAATGTCGATCCGAATCAGGTTCTGGACATCAATAAACCCACGCTGATTGCGCTGGCTAAGTCCTTCATCCGGTACGAGAACGGCAAACAACCTTATTCCGATGACATCTTCACACGGGCATTTGAGATGCTATGAATAGCGAAATGATGCGTTTCGGCTCGGTCTGCTCCGGTATTGAGGCGGCCAGCGTGGCATGGGAACCACTGGGGATGCCCCCGGCATGGTTCAGTGAAATTGAAAAATTTCCCAGCGCAGTATTGCAATACCATTGGCCGCATGTCCGCAATCTGGGGGATATGACCCAAATCCCCGCCCTGATTGCCGAAAATCAGGCGTATGCACCGGATATTTTGGTCGGCGGAACACCCTGTCAGGCATTCAGTATTGCAGGTCTGCGTAATGGGTTGGGCGATGAACGGGGACAATTAACACTATCATTCGTGGAGTTAGCTAATGTTATTGATTCAGTCAGGGCAGCAAACGGAAAACAGCCATCTATCATCGTCTGGGAAAACGTGCCCGGCGTATTATCCAGCCGGGATAATGCCTTCGGTTGTTTTCTTGCAGGGCTTGCCGGAGAAAATGAACCGTTGCAGCCGCCAGGGACGAGATGGACAAACTCTGGTTATGTGTCTGGTCCCCAACGCGCTGTCGCCTGGCGAGTGCTCGACGCTCAATATTTCGGAGTGGCCCAACGACGCCGTCGTGTGTTTGTTGTCGCAAGTGCTCGAAAAGACATCTGTCCTGCCACGGTACTTTTTGAGTCCAAGAGCGTGTGCCGGGATACTGAAGCGCGCTCAACGGAGAGGGCAGAAATTACCGCCAACGCTAGAAGCCGCGCTGTTATCGGCAGTCACTGGGACTCAGGGCTAAACCCGCATCCCACCTTAAACCAGAGCCACAGTATCGGCATGAGTAATCAGGAAATATTTTCCCAGCGTGGCAGCGGGCTGGTATCAACATATAGGCTGCTTTCGTTTGGTGAATATAAAGCTGACAATATAGCATCTACTCTGAAAGCTCGGGATGCTAAGAGCGCAGCGGATTTAGTGGCAATTTCACTAGCCGGAAATATAATCAATCGGAACGCCAAAAATGGCGGTAATGGTCTTGGTTATCACCCAGAAATTTCCTATACATTGACGGCATCAGACGTTCATGGCGTGAATTATGGCTATGCTGTGCGTCGTTTAACTCCTGTCGAATGCGAACGTTTACAGGGATTTCCCGATAATCACACCCAAATACCATGGAATGGTAAACCCGCTGCAAATTGTCCTGATGGACATCGTTATCGGGCAATCGGTAATTCAATGGCAGTGCCGGTGATGGCGTGGATAGGCAAGAGAATACAGCGATGAAACTCAATAGTCAGTACTTCACCCTCGGTGCTTTTGCTGTCGTCTCTGGCCTGTTCTGGTTCTATTACAGTGAGTATCAGGACAAGGCCAAGGAGTACCGTAGATTAAAGCTACAGTATGACGAGCAGGTCGCCATCAACACCAACCAGCAAGAGCGGATTCAGCATCTTGCAGAACGGGACACCAAGCAATTACAGAAACTCGCCAATGCCAAATCTAAACTTGATGAGCTTAACGATACTCTCCGCACTAACGTTAAGCGCGTGTACGTCAAAGCCGAGTGCCCCGTGTCTGAAACCGCTGCCCCCTCCGGCGTGGATGGTTCAAGACCCGCCAGACTGGCGAAAGACGCTGAACAGGATTATGTACGTCTCCTCGGAGAACTTGAAACCCTCGAAGCCCAGTTCCTCGGACTGAGGGATTGGGCGAATACTGAATGTGGGAGAAAAAAGTAATGGCAGACAAACTCAAACCGTGCCTGTTTTGCGGTAGTGGGGATACGGAAATAAACTCATATTCGGATGACACGTGGTTTTTTGTGCAATGTACTGACTGTGGTGCATGTGGGTCAGAGGAGGAGTCATCGGTCACTGCTGTATCTGTGTGGAATAACGCCTCACCACCTCAGAGCAAATGATACTGAGGTGGTGGGAGTAAATACCGTGTCATGACGAGAGGACGGCAGGAATGCTACCGTCCTTGCTTGATTTATTAGTCTGTTCACGTTAGTGAATTTGACGGGGTTATTGAAATATTAGAGGCGCACTGTGGCAACATTGGTAATAACACGCAAATAGGATCAAGATCTATACAATTACCTGAATCATCTGGGCAATTGCTGGAAATATTGGCGTAAGTTTGCAGTGGTAGCATAGCCGAACCCGCCAACAGGCAAAGAAGAAGATATTTTTTCATTTTATTCACCCTATTTTGCTGACTACAACAAAGACCAGTAAACCCATTTCCACACAATAACAAGCGAATAATACTTAACAATTAGTTACTCTCTGAAACTAAATGAAATATTTCGGTGTCCATTCCCTGAGTGGGGCAGGACTATGTTAGAGGGCGGTGTCAGTGGGATAGTTTCTCTCTGTAATCGCTTTGCGATTATATCCAACCAAAGTGATTAAAAAGTGATCTACATAACCTTTACTGCCACCCGCGTTAACGGATGGCTTTTTTCTTTTTAGGAACTCAGAAAATGACCAGTACAAAAATGACGACAAAACAAAAAACGTTTTGTCGTGAATACCTGGTCGATTTAAACGCAACGCAGGCAGCAATCCGAGCAGGGTACAGCCCGAAACGTGCCAGTGAAATTAGCTATCAATTGATGCAAAAACCGTTTGTTATCGCGCTGATCGATGAGCTGAAACAGACGCGCAACAAACAACTGGGGATTGATGCTAACTATGTACTGATGCGCCTCGTTGAAATCGACCAGATGGATGTGGCTGACATTCTGGAGGAGGATCTTAGTATCAAACCGTTGTCAAAATGGCCGGAATCGTGGCGTCGTTATCTCAGTGGGTTCAATCTGGCTGAGATGTTCGAGGGCAGAGGCGACGACCGCGATATGGTCGGCATACTCAAAAAAATCAAATGGCCGGACAAAGTAAAAAATCTCGAATTGCTGGGTAAACACGTCTCTGTTCAGGCATTCCGTGAGAATGTGAAAAACGAACTGACGGGAGCGAATGACGGCCCGATAGCGGTGGCTAAACTGACACCCGAACAGGCAGAGGCTGCCTACAAGAAAATGATGGGGTGATGCAATGCCTGTGCCGTTTCCGTTTGATTTTCGTAAACCCGATTATAACGCGATATTCGAATGGCGGATGGAGCGGTTACAACGCATTCGCCAGAACCCCACGCTATTACCTGCGATGCGGACATTTTACCGCGATAATCCAGGGCAATTTATTATTGACTGGGGCATGACGGTAGACCCCCGCAACGTTGAGCGGGGTTTACCTGCCCGTATCCCCTTTATTCTGTTCCCCCGTCAGGAGGAATGGATTGAATGGTTTATGGAATGCTGGCGTACTCAGGAGCCGGGGATCACTGAAAAAACCCGCGACATGGGGATTAGTTGGCTGACCATCGCCACGGCCAGCTCAATATGTCTGTTCAATCGGGGGGTTGCTGCGGGTTTCGGTTCTCGCAAAGAGGAATATGTCGATAAGCTGGGTTCACCCAAGTCGTTGTTTGATAAGGCACGAAATTTCATCAACTTGTTGCCCGCCGAATTCAGAGGCACGTGGGATATTCGCAAGCACGCCCCCCACATGCGTATTCTGTTCCCTGATACTGACTCAGTTATTACAGGTGAGGCAGGCGATGGCATCGGGCGGGGTGACCGTGCCAGCTTCTATTTTGTGGATGAGGCCGCGTTCCTCGAACGTCCAGCGCTGGTGGATGCGTCGTTGTCGGCCACAACCAACTGCCGACAGGATGTTTCGACACCAAACGGTATGGCGAACTCATTCGCCCAGCGCAGGCACAGTGGCAACATCAAAATTTTCACATTCCACTGGCGAGATGACCCACGGAAAGACGATGCCTGGTACAAAAAACAGGTGGAAAAACTTGACCCGGTCACGCTGGCGCAGGAGGTTGATATCAACTATCAGGCGTCGGTAGAGGGAATATTGATACCGTCTGAATGGGTGCAATCCTCCATCGATGCGAATATCAAACTCGGTATTCAACCAACAGGTATTCGCATGGGGGCGATGGACGCAGCCGACGAGGGTAAAGATAAAAACGCGTTTTCATGGCGGCACGGCGTCTTGTTGGGGGGAATCAAAGAATGGTCTGGCAAAGGCAGTGATATTTTTGGTTCCGTTGAAAATGTCTTCGGTTGGTGTGAGCAGAATAATCTAGATTCGTTTCGATTTGACTCTGACGGACTGGGCGCGGGTGTACGGGGCGATGCCCGTATTATCAACGAACAACGTAAATCCCTGCGAATGAGCGCGGTAACCGCGACACCGTTTCGGGGGAGTGGTGCCGTGTTTGATCCTGATGGCGAAGCTGTGCCGGGGGATGCATTCAGCGAACCCCGACTAAATAAAGATTTTTTCGCCAACGCGAAAGCGCAGACATGGTGGGCGCTGCGCACCCGCTTTCAGAAAACCCACAGGGCAGTGAGTGAGGGGCGTTTTTACGATCCTGATGAGCTGATAGCTATTTCCGGTGAAATGCCGCTGAAAGATAAACTCA